CTAACATGCCCATGAAAAACCCACACAAATACAATACAAGAATCGGCTCTGCGCAACAACATCAGTTCAGCGAAGTACCACATGCCGATATACAACGTTCAACATTTGATAGGAGTCATGGGCTAAAAACCACATTCAATGCCGGTCAATTAGTTCCTATATATGTAGACGAAGCATTACCCGGAGATACATTTTCATGTAATCTCACAGCATTTAGCAGACTAGCAACGCCAATACATCCAACCATGGACAATGCATTTATGGATACCCATTTCTTCGCAGTACCAGTTAGATTAGTCTGGGATGATTTCGAAGAATTTATGGGAGAAACTAAAACATATAAAGCAGCTGGTTCCGACAGATTAGACGGAACACCCGACTTTACAGTCGCAGCGCCAGTACCACCGACAATAACAGCGGGTGGCAGTGGAGAAGCAGAGCAATCATTGTCCGATTATTTTGGAATACCAACAAAAGTAGCAGGATTAGAATTTAGTGCATTATGGCACCGAGCATATACGCTCGTATGGAACGATTGGTTCCGAGATGAAAATCTGCAAGCACCAAAAACAGTACTTACAACCTCTGGAGCAGACGCAACGACGTATGCATTACTTAACAGAGGAAAAAAACATGATTATTTTACATCAGCATTACCATGGCCACAAAAAGGTGCAGATGTAACAATTCCATTAGGAACTAGAGCTCAAATTCATGGAGATGCAATAGCAGGTAATACTGTTGGAATTTATAACGATAATTATGCTGGTTATAGACGTTTAGATTCATCAGCAAATGATTTGAAATATGATAATACTGTTGAAACAGAAGCAAATTCATTATACGCAGATTTATCAGATGCTACATCAGCAACAATCAATCAACTTCGATTAGCATTCGCTACACAAAAATTTCTTGAAATACAAGCCCGTGGCGGTTCAAGATATATCGAAGTGATCAAAAACCATTTCAATGTAACTAGCCCAGACGCTAGATTACAACGACCCGAATATTTGGGTGGCGGAAGCTCACCGGTTAATATCAGCCCGGTCGCACAAACATCGTCAACTGACGCAACAACACCGCAAGGTAATTTATCGGCCATAGGAACAACAGTACTTAGTGGCCACTCTTTTACAAAGAGTTTCACTGAACATACAATAGTAATAGGTTTGGTATCTGTAAGAACAGATTTAACATACCAACAAGGACTGAACAGAATGTTTAGTAGAGAAACAATTTATGATTACTACTGGCCAACGTTATCTACGATTGGCGAACAAGCAGTCAAAAATAAAGAAATATTTGCACAAGGTACTGCAGCCGACGAAACAACGTTCGGCTATCAAGAGCGTTATGCGGAATATAGATACAAGCCAAGTTCAGTAACTGGCAAATTCCGCTCAAACGCAACAGGAACCCTAGAATCATGGCATTATGCACAGGAGTACGCAAGTCTGCCATTACTTGGTGATTCATGGATACAGGTAACAGACACAAATGTTCAACGTACATTAGCGGTAGCAAGCGAACCTCAATTTATATTTGATTCGTTATTTAAACTAAGATGTACAAGACCAATGCCAGTAAATAGCATCCCCGGTGGGACACATTTCTAATGTGGGAAGGTATTAGTTCAGCTATAAGCGGCATCTTTGGCTATAAAGGCCAACAAAAACAAGATGTCGCAAGCGCAATACAAGCGCAAAAACAAATGGACTTTCAAAGAGAAATGTCTAATACGGCTGTACAACGCCGAATGGAGGATTTACGAAAGGCCGGAATAAATCCAATACTAGCCGGTAGTAAAGAGGCTAGTTCACCCGGCGGTGCAATGGCACCAATGGGTAATAGAGCTGAGAAAGCCATGGCAATGGCAAATTCAGCACAAGCATTGAAAAATGCAGAAAAAACACAATATCAGATAATGACTAATACAGCTTTAGCTAGTAAGCAAGCTGAAAAAGTCATGAGAGAAAGAGACAAAATGGCTGCAGATGTCGAGTTGGCAAGAATCGACACAAAGATTATGAATTCACCGAAATTCAGAGCTTTACGAGCAGCCAAATTGTATTCTGATAATTCACCAATTAAAATACCAGGACTTCAAAGATAACTATGACTACTAAAAGAAAAGCCACTGGCGTAACAAAGAACAC